ATTATATTTTTCTACTGAATACAGCTTTGTTGCTATTTTAAAATCTGGCATTTTAAATTCAGGTACTGTCAGAGAAGCATCATAGAATAATGTTTTATTATTTGGTTGGGCAGCAAACTGTCCGTTGTCCAATTTCATAACATTATAACTCTTATGTTCTTCTACTGTCTCAGAAAATCCTGTGTTCAAATAGCCAGGGTCGTTTTGGCAAAAATCCACGGTGAACATATATTCACCAAAGTGCCAGTTTCTATCTTTGTCCAAGAACTTACACTTCAACATGCGTAAATTATCTTTTTCAATGATAGTGTAATTATAACTCAAACAGTCCCATATTTGCAAGTAATCCAAAGGCAAAGTTGCATTTTTTAGGTCTGTTTGCCGTGATACAAAAGCGTGTAGTGGTAGTTTATCATACAATGCACCATAGTTAGGAAGTAGTGCTTCAATACGAAACGCTTGCCCTTTGATACACTTCATGGTTAACCAAATACATGGTTCATATTCACCATGACCTTTTTCAAAGTCATAGAGAAATTCTTTCTTAACAAAACATTGGATAGGAGGTAGGTTGTGAACTAGAAATGCCATACTTACACATAACTAGTTAGGTCTGGAGGTGTCCAACCCTCAGGTTTCAAAACTTTACCATCTTCCCTTTTCAACACTTTGCCTGATGCTCGGTCAATCTTGGCTAAATTGGAACGAGCGACTTCATTCCAAGCTGGTTCAACCTTATAACCTTTCATATGACAATAACCTAGGATAACCCAAATCATGTCCATGCAAGCATCAAGTTGTTCCACTTCATTCTTTTCACGGTGTGCTACACGAAACTCATCAAATTCTTCTTTGATTAATTTGTAATACAATTCTGCATTTTCTTCCGATGGACTTTGGTCGCAAGCCACTTGAAAAACTTTAACATCTAAACTCATTGTCATAATTAAGCCTTCCTTGTCAATTCTGATTGATAAGTTCTTTGTCTCAATTCGGAAGAACTAAACCGATGGGTGCGAGAATTGTAATATGTTTTAATACCACGAGCATCACAAATCTCACGGCCTGTTAAAGGTTTATCTTTATATTCTTCACCACAAATACGAACAGTAATTGGCAAGAACATCAATAAATCTTCTAGGTCTTTTTCGGTATCATAGACAATAATTTCATCTACGAATTTTACGGCAGATAGTTGAACATATCTTTCAACTACTGATTGGACTGGTTTGTTTTTGGTGTTTGGTCGGTCGATGGTTGGGTCTGATTGTAGGCCAACAATTAAATGGTCACAAACAGATTTACATTCTGCCAACATAAGAATATGACCAGCATGTAGCAAGTCAAAGGTCGAACAAGTAAAGCCGACAGGTCGGCCAATCATATCATCAGGCAAAACTAACATCATAATATCCTTCAAAAAATAAAAAACCCGCCGAAGCGGGTTTTGTTTGTGCGACAGAAAATTATCTGTTCATCACATACATGGTCACTTCGAAACCGTAACGCATTTCAACAGCAGCTGGTTTTGTCCACATGTTATTTTCTCCTTAGGATTGTTAGAACATTCTAACACCTATATTTTATAACACTTAGACCAATTTGTCACTACTGAAAATCATTAAATACAACTAGTCAAAACTATTTATAGCGTAGCACCACCAACTGGTCGTGCAGCTGGGCAAGCAAGTCCATTTTTACCTTGTTGACAAGCATCAAGCACACGAAGCACTTCAGCTGCATTTCTACCAACATAAATGCCGTGAGCACCAATGTGTTGAATAACTCCACTTGGGTCAACAATATATGTTACACGATATGGAACATTTCCTTTGCAAACAATACCCAACTCATTTGCAAGCACATTACCAGAATCAGCAACTAGTGTAATGTTAAGGTTATTTAATTGTGGGTCTGCATTGCGCCACGCTAATTTACAATACTCATTGTCTGGTGAAATGCCAAACACTTCTGCACCAAGTTTATCAAACTCTGCTTTGTGACTATTAAAATCCACAATTTCGGTCGGACAAACAAAAGTAAAATCTTTTGGATAAAAGAAAATTACAGACCATTTACCTTCGGGTAAAAGGTTTGTTTTACCAATTGATTTGTCAGGATTTACACACTTAAATGTATAATCACTTGGGAATTCTTGTTCTAATCCGTAATACATCATAATCTCCTTACTCTTTTTCATTTTCTTTTAAAATAACTCTGCCTTTTTCATCGAGGCTAATATTAAGAACTGTGCCTTCTTTCCATTTCATTTCTTCTAATAAAGCAGGAGGCAACTCTACGATAGCATCACCATTATCGCATATCTCTAAAACTTTTGCGGTAAATGTTGTCATTTTGTTTGCTCTGCTAAAATTTTGTAACCTTGTCCTGTTGGGTGAACTCCATCAGCACTCATATGAGATTCTGGTCTACTAAGAACCGTATCACCATATTCTTTTGCAATACGATTAATGGCATCTGTTGCTACAGGTTTTCTAACCGAGCCAGGACTAATCCAAAAAACTTTGTCAGCTTTAACAGATTCTCTCATTTTCCTCAATTCAGATTCAGTCTTTACACCTTTGTGGTCATTTGCACCTAGGCTAATGATAAGTGTTTTTGTAGGTTTATCTGAGGCTTTAGAAAGATAATCTTTATTCCATTGCCAACTGTTCCATCCACCCTTAGAGTATGAAACACATTCTTTTCTATAATATGATGTACCTACTGCGATACTGTCTCCTACAATCATACAGTCTAACATTTTTCCACCTTTACATTACATGTTTTTAAAAAATCAAGACCATCATCACTACGATAATTATTACGATAATATACCGAATTAATACCAGATTGATATATTAGTTTAGCACAATCTAAACATGGTGCATGTGTAACAAACAACGAAGCGCCTTCACTTGAATTGGTTGATTTAGCAATTTTAGCTAAAGCATTTGTTTCAGCGTGAAGAACTTCCGCTTTGGTTACAAGAGAATACTTGGTACCATCTTCTTCCAAATATTCATAGTTAGCATCAAGTTGAGTGTATGATTTTTCTTCACAATCGTTTGTCCATCCTGATGGCATACCATTGTAACCAATACCAATAATTGTATTATCTTTTACAACAACACAACCAACTTGTAAACGCCTTGCTGAAGACAACTTTGAATAAATCTCAGCTGTCTGCATATGAGCATCAACAAATTTTTTAGCTATCATTCTTTTTGCCTTTAGACTTAGCTGCCATTCTACTTGCATGTTCGGCTGTAAGTTCGGCATCAATCATCATCTTTTTAAATTGATTTGGTTCACGATTAAACGGCATTAATGCCATCATTCGCTTAGCTGTTTTTGAGAGTTTAAAGTTTTTATCTGGTTTCATAATCTATATCCTATCACATTTAAAATATTATAGAGGCAAAAATGGGGTCATTGCGACCCCATTACTTTAGGCTGCTTCTTGAAGCAGTTTTGGATTGCTAAAATTGAGTTCTTTTGTGAATTCAATTTTGCGTGGCTTCTTGTTGTCAGGAACGATGTTCTCTAACGCAATCTTTAAGATGCCGTCTTTGAATTGAGCACCACGAACCTCAATCGTATCACTCAAGCGAATAGACTTGGTGAATGAGCGGGTTGCGATACCACGGTAGATGTAATCTACTTCTGATTGGTCTTTCTTTTCACCCTTAACGATTAATACACCGTCTTGGATTTCAACATCGACCTCATCTTGGCCAAAACCAGCAACAGCCATTTCAACGACAAAACGATTGTCATCTACTTTAAGAATGTTATGTGGTGGGAAAGATGTGCTTCTTGCTGGTGTATGACCTTCAACAAGTTTTTCCAACTCATTGAACAGTTGGTCAAAACCAACAAATTGTGGATATAATGTCGCAAATCTAGTCATAGTTTTCTCCTTTAATAAGCGAGTTAATAAAAAATGTGGCCCATTAGGCGCCACAATTTTATTTAGTCAAGTTTTCAATGTTCGTTTAGTTTTTTGCCTATATTGTATTTGGCAATTAATTCCCATTCATCTTTTTCTTTAAATGCAATAATCTTAATTTGATGTAAAGGTGCAATGTTATCTTCCATAATCTTAGGGTTTAGAATCTTTACTAGACCCCATTCTTCCAATAATTTTGCAATTGCATTTCTTCTTTGAATATCGTTCTCTGATATATTGGATGGTTTTCCATCTAAAGCAAATAATTCTTTAAAATGCACAATGTAGTAATGGCCTTGTTTGTGCAAGATGTGACATGATTGGTAAAGAACTTTTTCTTTTCGAGAAGACACACCAATCCGAGTAAGAGTTTCCCTTACCTTTAGAAAGTCATCTTGTTCGGTGAGGACAACCTCAACAAACTTGGTTAAGTCTACCATATTACCTCTTTAATCCACCGATATCGGTTTGTTCTTTTAGTTTTTGGATTTGTTCTTTGCTGAGGAGGCGGAGGGCTTCAATGGCCTTCGAATCCGAAAAGCCATAGACTTGCTTAATACATGCCAAATCTTCACTCTTTTCAGACTTTACCCACTTCGCAAACGGCCTCTTTTGTGACCGCACGGTATTTAGTAAAAAGTCAAATTGCAACTTTTTATCTACGAAATGGCGGGTATTCATCTCGTTGGCATACATGATACAGTCTTTATGGTAGGAAAGACCTCTATTCACCATAAACGGAGAGTAGTCTTTTTCTGTAATTTCATCAACAATTAGTTGTTTTTTGTTTTGAAGTATGGCATTTAAATAATCAAATGGACTCATAGCATCCTCAACAAACCAATGGTGTCAATAGTTGTCAGTAACAAGTAGTTAGCCAACATGCCAAACGATTTCCTAGTATAAGCAGCCCAAGCATACATAGCGCAACCAGTAATCCAGATAGGATAAAGAATAAGTAAAGGCGGAGTTGGAACAGTAAGTGCCATAGTGATACTGCAACCGATACTAATTGCCCACGCAAGTAATTCAACAATAAAGCGAAACGGGTGAGAATTCCAGTCATCTTTAATCCATCTAATAGTTGGTCCAAACAATAAATCAATCATAATAAACTTTCAAATCATCAATAAATTTTGATAAAAATTGTTTCTTTTGTTCTTCAGGTAATGACTTTAACAAATACTTAATACCATTCGCAACACCATCTGGTGTATCACCAAGATATCCAATTCCTGAGTTGCAAGGTGAACACAAGTAACCTCGAACATAAGGATTACCATCACTATCATAATGATGGTCTAATGCAAGATTTGGTTTTGGTCTACCACCTGCATAGAATTGTCCTTTTGGATTTGGTCTACCACAACAATCACAAAATTGTGGCATGTCTGGTGTGTCAGGTGCTTCCTTTAAATCTTTCAGTTCTTTATTATACTTCTTAAAACAAAAAATGCATCGATTGTCATAACCTTTACGATGTTTGTAAAACTCTGATAAATGTTTTTCTTCACCACATCTGGTGCAAGTTCTCATTTCAGATTTAGAAGGAAGTCCTTGGTCAATACCAAGTATATCATACAAAGACATTACTGAAAGTCACACTCAACCATCAACTCTGTTAAACAAGCAACCATATTGATTTCTTGGTCTGCAACAAACGCTTGTTTATACTGATAGTCAGCAAGAATCAACACAGCCTGTGGAATAGATTGTGGTTTCAATGATTCATAGAGAGCATCATAGAGCTGTCTGAACAAAACATTGGCGTCAATGTCTGAAGCACCAACCCATTTACGAATAGAACCAAAGTCCTTGTTCTTAATGTGCTTAACGATTTCAGTAATTTGAATATCGCCAATGTGTGACAAGATGCCGGTATCAATCTTACCAAACTGAGAATACCTTTGTAGTTCATTTAGAACACGGCGAAAGTCTGGAAAATGTTTCTTAACAAGTTCAGCAATAACCTTGTCATCATACTCAACAGTTTCACTTTGCAAAATTGACTGAATTCGTTTGAAGAATTGAGTTGCCATAGAGGCCTTCTCATTGTTCTTCAAATTGAAATCAACAACAGCACAACGACTATGCAAAGGTTCAATGATACGGTTTTTGTAATTACATGTGAAAATGAAACTACAATTGACCGCAAACTCCTCGATAGCATTACGCAAGGCAGGTTGAGTTGAATTTGGGTTTAGATAGTCTGCCTCATCAATGATGATGACCTTACGGCCGCCAGTCAATGACATACTAGAAGCATAGTTCTTAATCTTGGTTCTGAAAGTATCAATACCACTTTCATCTGAACCGTTAATAACCATGAAATCGCAGCCAATCTCATTACACATGGCCTTCGCAATGGTAGTTTTACCTACGCCTGCACCACCACTTAGTAAGAGATTGGGGATTGTATTTTGATTGACATATTCCTGAAACGGCTTTTTCAAACGCTCAGGAAGAATACAGTCTTCAACTGTTTGAGGCCGATACTTCTCGGTCCACAATAAATGTTCCATTCACACACCTCATAATATAAAAAAATAAATTAGTCACGCTCACTAAGGCGAGCAACAACATCAAGAATCGAATCAGTAACTTGTTGAGTGGCACCACCAACCAACTCAATATGAACAACCCTGTGGCCGTCAAGATTAGTCTCACGAACGGCCACAACATTGTTTGGATTAATAGCTACTGAAGTATTACCAACGGTGGTAAAATACTTAAACAACATTAAGCAGCCTCAAACTTTGAGCCTTGCTCTGTCGTAATCCAATATTGCAAAGGTTGTGTTTTGTGCTTGTAGTGCGAAATGCCTTTTGAAGAAATCGAAACTTGATAAACACCAGGTAAAACTTTGGTAAGATTTTCTGTCTTAAAGACCATACGATACTTGTTGCCATTACCTTCACCAATTTCAAGAGCATCGGTGTGTGCTGAATCATTAGCCAAATCAAGTGTTACAACACTAATGGTTTTACCATCTGATTCGATAGCAATCTGTGGTGAAGACAAAACAGAAGCCGCACGGAGAATCCAATCAAAATCTTCAGCAGACAAATCAAACTTAATCTCTGCATCAGGCATTGACAATGCTTTTTCTGGAGGTGTAACAATCATTGTTGGTTCACAGAAACGATATTTAATCTTACTACGACCTTTGTTACCAACGATAACAACATGTTTCTCATCAAACTCAAAAGATGGGTCATCTTTATGTAAGGAAACCACAGACAAGAAATTGTTTAGGTCATAAACACCAAAGTCAGCAGGAATATCTTCTTTGATATCCACTTCTGCAAGAATGTTTTTATGGGAAGAAACTGTTTTAAGTGTCTTACCCTTTTTGAAAAGAATACCTTGGTTGATTGCACCAAAGTTCTTTAGAACGGAAATTGTTTCATTTGATAATTTCATTTAATACCTCTCACTTGTTGAATAATATAAACATTATAAATCATTTTTTAAAATTAAGCAATAGCTCATCTACTTGTTTGCCTAATTGGTCAATCGTGCCATTGTTTTCAAGGACCAAATCAAAATCAGAACCAATCCAGTCCCATTCTGATTGATGAATACCTTTGTCTCTCATTCCCATGACAGCCGATGAGAAACCTTCATTGGCATCTTTTGCTAAATCATACCACTCTGGTTCTTCACCTCTTTTAACACGAACAACAATACCACCATTTTCTTGGATATATTGTATCTCATTTTTAAATCGAACATCGGTAACAACAACATCTTTACCTCTAGCACGATTCAATAATGAAATAACCCAAACATCTTTGTGAAACACTTCTCTACCAGCTTCTGTTCCCATTAATTGCAAGGCAAGTCTGGGAGAGAATGTGAAACCAAATTTTTCACTCCAATAATTATCTGGTTCTTCACGCCATTTACGAGATACTTCGGTATCACCCTCAAGCATCTCTCTTGGCCAACCAAACATTACTGAACAAGCATCTTTGAGTGGTTTGGCGAAACTGTCTTTAACGAATCCTTTTTGTTCAAGGATATCACCAACAGTTCCCTTTCCTGAGCCGATAAACCCAACCAAACCTATAATCATAGTTTACCTGTATATTGTGCAACAGCAGGCATGTTACCAGTAAATGCATATGTGCCGATGTGTTGTGTTTTCATCCAAGGACATAAGAAGATGTTTCCACCCATTTTACGCCACATCTGACAGAACATATAATCTTCACTTAGGTAACGGTCTGAACCACCGCCTGTGATTGATTCTTTAGAATCGATTACTGTATCAAAATAAGCA